GAGGCTAAAGTACATAGGCCCCCCTAAAATTTTTTAATTTATTTTTCGGTCAGCTGGCTTTTCAGATTATCGATGGCGGTTTCTATGTCTTCCATCAGCGGTGACACGTCGTAGTCCAAGGTAATCTCACGGTCACAAAGATCAACTGAGGTGATGTCGTCGAAGCTGAAGTTGCCCAGTACAGAGTTTACTTCTTCTGTGACCATTTCAAAAATCTTGTCGATGTTGGGCAGCTCTTCTTTTGGCTCTACCTTTTGAAGCAGTTCGACGTCGTGCAACAGTTGGAGAACGTCAGACTTTGAAAAGATTGAAGAAGCTGAATTGCGAACTCTTTCGCGGATGGTTTCAAATGCGTTTGTCATAACTTTTATTTTTGTTTTAAACTATTTTCATGAATTCGGACAAGTAGTATTGGTTGCCGTTCTCGACCCTGAACCAGGGTTCTCCCTCCTCGTCGCAGCCGATCTCCGAAGTGGTTGCAACACCGTCTTCGTCAGAGTACCGATAGTAGACCTCTTCGGTGGTGTCGTTGATCTGGATCAGGAGAGCGTGCGAGTTGCTGAGCGTAAGGTATCCTTGCGGTGTGAATTCCATAGCGTTATTGGTTTTGGTGGTGTCTGTCTAACAATACTTGCTTTGCCATAAACATTAACGCTGTCTCATTGGTGCCGTACACCCAGTGATAGAGTAGGTCGTTGACCAGCTCTGCGTAGAACTCGGGATCCACTTTAACGTCGTGCAGTGTGGGTTCGAAGTCGGACTCGATCTGATCGGTGCGATCTATGCAGTTGGTGTCTAAGTATGGATTCATTTGCTATTGCTTTGGTTTCTTTTGATCATTTCCTCCCAAGTCATAAATTCTTCGGGAGCTGTAGTGCGGCTGAGGTAGTAGGTACCGGCCAGGAATAGGAATGCTAGTATCATGGATTATTTGTTACGGTTAAGGAAATACTCGGCTTCTTGTGCCCAATTCTCGTTGACTAAGTGCCAATGCTCTACGTGAAGATCGATGATCTGGTACCCTGCACCGTTATCGTTGACACTCACGATGCCTTTTTTGACCAGGGAAGAGAGCACACCCCTGATGGTTTTAGTGCTGATTTTGGTCATGGCCGCGAGATCGTTTACGTCTACGTCCGAGAAACCGGGTTCTGCGTACAGTCCACTGATATATGCTTCTAAAACTTGCTGTTCCAGTGCTGTGAGTTCGATGCCGATGTTTTGCATAACTTTTATTGATTGGTTACAGGGTAAAATTACACGATGGGGAGGCTAAAGTACATAGGCCCCCTTAAATCATTCTAGTTGGAAACCAAGCAGTTACGCAACTGATTGACCATCAACGCGATTAGTTTTTGGAGTAGCCACGATTGGATTCGAACCAATAACCTCGACTGTATAAGAGTCCTGCGCTAACCGTTGCGCCACATGGCTGTTTCGATTACCTCTTAAGGTAGTTGACTATCATCGATATTGCGATGGGAACCACTAAGCAAAGGAAAACGACAATCGTTCTCGTGCATCCCGACATCTCTTCAGGTTCGTTCGTATTCTGATCCATATTCGTATTCTAGGAGTAAATCGATGTAGTGTCTGGCTTTTAAGAGGTCTTGCTTTCCGTTCTTTTCTCTGTGGCGCATAACGTACTTGATGACGTTTCCTTCTATGAAGCCCAAACCGTTCTTGTATATGAACTCGGTCGGTTGTATCTTGTACTTTTTGTAGTGGCCGCCGCCTTCTTGAACATCGCTTGCTTTCATTCTTGGTCGATTTTATCTGACGCGTTGTGATTGAAAATCAATACTATCGAAATTATCGATACGAATAATACTATGAATAATGTTGCTTTTTCCATTGTGCTTTTTGTTTTTTTGTACCTCTGACCGGAGTCGAACCGGTACGGGCATTAATGTCCAAGGGATTTTAAGTCCCTCTTGTCTACCATTTCCAACACAGAGGCAAGCATTTAGTCTTCTCCTAAGATGTAACTGTAGGTGCCTTCGTCTGCAATTTCGTAAGGGACTTCCACTATTCGATCGCTCTTATCGCGATATAGGAAGAACTTGGATCCGTCCAGCTGTTTCTGTATCCCTATGAAACCGAAACCTTCGCATATGAGAGAAACGAATTCTCCGTTTTGAAGCTTATCGAACTCTTCTTCAATATCGAAGTCCCAGCCTCCAAAATCGGGCATGTAATTTTCTACGTACTGCTTGCTGAACTCTGCCATGTTTATGTTGATAGGAAATAAAGTTTAATAAAAAGGGGCCGCATTGCTGCGGACCCCTTGACAACTTGAGTCGAGTTGGCGATTAAGCCAGTTGCTCGATCTTCGTCACGTTGCTGATGCGACCACGGGTGTAGTCGTAAGCCTCGTTGACGATGCGCTCGTTGTTGTACTTACCGCTGAGAACTTCGCTAACGTAGTTAGGAGAGAAGCCGGTTGATTCTGCTACGCGAGATACGTCTCCGAAGCGCATTTTCCGGTTGGTGCGGCTGATCTTCTGAGTGTAAGACAGTTTGTTGTACTCAGAGGGTCTGTTTGTGTTTGTCATAACGTTTATTGTTTAATTGTTATAATGTAAAAGTAATGAAAAACCTGATGAAGGGGAAGACTTTGTTTTGGGTGAGCATACTTTTCACTTGATTTGAGGAAGTATGCGCCTGTGCTCTATGGTGAGCTCTACTGAAAAGAATGATGCGTAAATTAGCCAGCGATCTGGGTACCAAAAACTGGAACGTTGTTTGAATCTTTTGAATTTAAACGCGAAGGATCTATCCGCAGTTATTTTGAACTTCAGATATAGCGTGCGACCTAACATCGAGAAGTAAGTTGTCTTTATGCGTACTGCCATCTCTCATAAAATGGGGTGTTAGGTGAATCACAAACTTTATTGATTTTTACTACAATAAATATGATGTCAATCTATTTTTTCCCATTTGTAAGAGCTTCCCAATCTAAAAGCGCCTAAGAAATCCGGTGCTTGCTTCCATTCTTGGGGAGATATCATCGATAGGTAGAGACCGTTTTCTCCTGTGTACAAGTAGTAGGTCTTTCCCACTACGGGTTCGAAAGAGTACTTGGCTTTGTATAGAACATCGTTCCATTTGTACTCTTCTAAAAAACTTTGGTATTCTCTTTTGATCTCTTCGAACCTTTCTTGAAAGTGTGAATTGAGCCTAGAGGATTGAGATTGTTTCCAAGCTGTGATGTTTTCGGGCTTTATCGAAGGAGCCGCGAGATCAGATCCATAAGGCAGAGTCTTAGCGTAGTAACCTTTTTCCTCTGACCAAACTACTATGTCGGGTTTTTTATTCGTCATCCTTAGGCTGCTCTTTTGACCTTTCGTATTCGAGCCTTGCCTGTAGGTGATCGTCGCTGTACATTCCACGGGAGAGGCGTCCTTTGACCATCTTGTAAGATGTGGCCTTTTTGATTCCTATTCCCAGGATCCTAACGCTTTTGTTTATACACTCTTTGGTAGTCACTCCCATAAATATAGAAACTTGAAGTGAAATAAAAAAATAAATGCTTCAAGTGTCACGAAAGCAGATCCTTTCTGTAGAACTTTCCCGCTATGTTCTCGTTGTAAGAGTCTATGGCCAACACATCGAGCTTCATCTGCCAATAGACTTCGTAGTAGCTTAGTTGTTTCTTCGTCTTACAGAGAACTATTATCTCTCTTTTGAAGCACTCCTCACCCATCGTCTTGAGATCCTCTTTGATCTGGGTGTTGCTTCCCCAGTACTCTTGCCAGTTGCTTTCTTTGACGACTTTCTTCTTCTTAGGGACACGACCCGGCTTCTCCCATTCAGTTATCTCCCGTTTGGTTAGCAACTTAGTAAGCTTGTTGTACAGTATCTTCCTGCCTACGTATATGCGTCCGTCGCAGATGTTTGTGATCTTGTACACAAACCCTATGACATCGCTGGGGAAGTCTTCGATAGTTCTAAATTCTTTGTCTTGATATAACCATTTTTTCATGTGATGTGTGTTTTAACTGTCCCAACGAACAACTATAGTTACGTCAGTGTTTGGAGGAACTGGATAGGGACGAGAGAGCTTTCCCACTAGAAGTAACTCATCTGCTGCATTGTATAATCCTATCGTAGTGAAGTAAGGTCTGAAATCCGATCCAGTTACCGCATCTATATAGGATCCTGTTGTGCCTGATTTATTTGCACTGGGATTTAGTGTGTAATTAAAATCGTTCTCATTTATAGTGCACCTTACTTCGTTCTGATAAGCTGTGTATTCAGATGTGAACGAGAGAGTGTATTGATTATCTAGTATGGTTGGCATGATTATAAATACTATCTGTTAGTAGACCATGCTTTGATTTATCCACTTAGCAAAAATGGCACCAGAAGGCGTAGTATATGTAAGTCTTACCCATCCGTCTCCTCCTCCGCCTCCGCTTGTCGAAATAGATTCGTACCATCCACCGCCACCACCGCCACCGGCTTGAACACCGCCGCCTCCCGACACGCTTGCTCCGTCTCCTCTACCTTGTCCACCAACACCCGCACTAGATCCAGGGTTTCCGGTTCCTCCTGATCCTCCAGTGGACGTGGTTCCCGCTGATCCGTTGGCAGAACTTCCTGCACCGCCACCACCGCCACCACCGTAACCTCCTGCTCCGTTAAGAGCCGCTACGCCGTTTCCTCCGCTATATCCTTGGCTAAGAGCTGTTCCGCTTCCTGCACCACCTGATCCGTTAGTTCCTGTATTTAATCCCGGTCCCCCGCCGGAAGCTTGTAAAACAGCTGAGCTAGAGAAATAAGAAATTTGACCAGATGTGCCACTCAATGCTGCTCCTTGGCCAAGACTTCCAGATCCCACTTGATAAGTGTAACTTGTTCCAGGAGTAACTGAGTAACTGTCTGCTCTTGCGTATCCTCCACCTCCTCCACCGCCGCCACCGGAGTTGATGTTGTTAGGACCGCCACCGCTACCTCCTCCTCCCCACAATTCTACTTTAACAGAAGTTACTCCTGCTGGACATACCCACGTTTGTGGACCACTTGGACTTGAAAAATTCTCTACTATTAGAGCCATATTAGAACTTTCTTATGAAATCTACTTGCACTGCTAACTGATTATTTGCTGAGCTTCCACTCATGATTAATTTTAGAGAGTCGCCTGCATTAAAGTTGGCAGCGGATCCTGTTATGTTTAGAGACGAGCTCCATACGTTTCCTGCGGTTAAAACTAGATTCGATCCAGTTAAAAACGCAAATCCACTGCTTCCGCTTCTAGCGGCATTTACTTGAGCTTGACCTCCACCTTCTCTGTATCCGTATAATGCTACAACAGAACAAGAGAACGGCGCTCTCCAAACCATGTAAGATCCACTGTTCGATATACCGCCTCCAGTAGAGTAGTCTATTAGCGTAGCGCCTTGAGAAAATATCCCCGCTCCGTTTGCTCCGCTAACAACCAGAGATCCTGTTATTGTGACGTTTTGTACCAGCGTGTTAACAGAATTGGCTGTTGCCGCTAAACTCGAAGATACAGAGTAACTAGAAGATAGCGCAGGATTTGATAAAGTAAACACGGATCCAGTTACGTACGAAGCTGTGGCAATGTAGCTAGCAGTTATCGAACTGTTTGAAGATAGAGCAAAAGAAGCAGAAACTGCATAGCTAGAAGTTACTGTGTAACTAGAAGTTACTGCGTAACTAGAAGTTCTTGCAAATGATGCTGATAAAGCATAAGATGCAGAGAGAACGTAAGACGCCGATGCTGCTTGGTTTGTTCCAACAAATATGGATCCTGGTGCGTAAGATGCACTTAGGGATGATGTTACTTGGGGCAAAGCATTGGCCAGATTTTTTACAGATATCTTATATGTGACATCTGCTGCGGTTCCCACTATCGGTAAAAAACCGTCAGTAGAAACTACTGAACCGGTTGCGGATAAATCTCCTATCTTTACGTTTGCCATTGCTTTTTAATATAATTATGTAGTTTGAATAATTAATTGGTCTCCTCCCTGTGTTATTAAGAAATCAGAAGCCTGGGTTACTATTGGAGATGGATTCGGTGGAGGCGTAATATAATTATCGTCTGTGATTACTGCTATTCCCTGCGCATAGAATATGTTTCCCACATGGTGATTACTAGCTAGCGTATCGATGAGGTTTCCATTCCCGTCGTCTTGAATATCAAATTGAGAGCTTAACCCCGTTGATTTTAACCTGAAGCTGTTTCTACTTACCTGTTCTCCAAATTGAGAGCTAGGTATGGCAAAAATTATTATTTTTTGTCCGTTTCCTGTGGGGAAATTATAACTAGTAGCATCGTAAGTTCCTGATGCCGCAGTAGACACCCAAGATGGATCCCAAAAAGAAGCGGATCCTAGAAGAGATCCAGTGATATACTGTTGATAGTACATCTGCTTAATCATCCTATAATTGTTCATCAACGCAATATTTTGCGATGACATCATGGATGCTGTATACGCAAGATTTTGGCCTGACGATGTTGTTATTCCGTAAGGAGAAAAGGAATTACTTGCGTAAGTCGCTGTGTACCTAAGCTTGATTGGGGTCGAAGAAACGTCCGCCAGGTCTAGTGTATTCTTAGCGGTTCCCATCGTCGATTACCAGTCCAGTTTAACTCTAATAAGTGCTTCTTTAGTGAAATCTTTTACTAGAGGTTTAGAAAGTTTAGCTACAGCAAGAAGTTCGTTATTGTCGTTGTACATTCCCACCGTTGTAGGATAAGTTTGAGGAGAATTTATGAAATTGCTATACACCATTTCTCCGCTAGATCCAGATATAATAGAAGGGTTAGTTGTGTAGTTATACTCTGCGTTCTTAATCCTTACGAACACATAATTAGAAGAGATAGTCTCTTGAGAATTTAAAGAGAAGTTTGCTCCGTCTTTTATAATTCTAAATATGTTATCGTGATTCTGTGAGCTTGCTGCTACTGTAGTGCTAGTCTTATCCAAAGACAGTGCAACTCCTCCTTGAGATATACTTGCCGTTAGAGCGAGAGGATTCAAAAGTATCAAACCTATATCAGGTAAGAACAATCCATAGTTTCCTTGAGCAGTAGATCCGCTAATGTTTCCAGATCTGGCTTGAGCTGTTGTGGTGACTCCGTTAGATCCTGATACAATCGTATAGACTCTTCCTCCGTCTACATAAGTTATGGTAGATGTAGTTGTGGAATTGTCTGTCAACTTTATAGTTTCACTACCGCTAGTCAAAAACAAGTTAAATGTTCCAGGAAATAGGCTTTCTTTGTATCTATTCCTATCTACTTGTATCGCAATTAAATCTAAGGACGATGAATTTCCAGTGCCAAAACTTACCGCAGTTTCAGCATCTCCGTAGATCAAATTTCTGTATTGACCGAAAGTAATTCTAGTGGGACTTTTTCCTGAAACAGATGAGTTTAAGGGCGCTGAACCCAGTCCGTCGGATCTTCCATATGCTATAGAGAATTGAACTTCCGATGTACTAGCGGTATAAGGAAGATTATAAACGTCTATGAAATAACTTCCTGTTAAATTTGATGATGCAGTATAAAATGAAGTCAGCGTATACGCATTGTTGCTCCACGCAGGCGCTGTTACCGAATCAGCCGATATTACAAAATCTGTGGCTTCAATTCTAGTGTATGACATGTTTTATTCGATTAGTAGTTTACTTTAGTTACAGTAACAGGTATGCTTATTCTCGCACCAGAGTCTCTTCCGACTACAGTTAGAGTAGTTTGTAATTGTGTATTGGTACCAAATAAAGTATTTACAGTGGTAGCTGTGATGTTTATTGTAGTACCTATCACTGTTTTACTTACGTTTGTTCCTATCGTAGTGTTAGCATTTAACGCCGTGGCCTCTGTTGTATTTATTCCTACGCCATTAAAAGTAGAAACTATTCTCACATCCCCTATAGTTGCAACGTATCCAGATTGTTCGAATGTGGATGTTGCGTTTAGATAGTTTAGAGTTTGAGGAGTTATGGCCAAAGAAGCGCCCTGTCTTATTGTTATTGATGTGTATCCAAGATCTAGTACGGGTATTTTAGCAGTTCCTCTAGGAAGAGTAATGAGCTTGTATTTCATCACCTCTTGATCGTTGGGATAAGCTTGGATTATTGGCATAGCTTCTATAGCTTCGCCGTAAAATGCTGATCCAGAGGGGTGACTGGGATTATAAAGAGTGTAATCGATCTCGTCGTCGGCCAGGGAGAATTGAGTGATCCTGAATGATCCATCGTTTCTTGCCAGGAGCTCTCTACCTTTCTTGGTGAGAATTGCATCTACTACTACAGAGGTTGTGCTTAGATATGACATGTCTGTTTTGCTTTTTTATAAATATACGGGAATGGTGTTTTTAGATCAAATTCTGTTGCTTTAAGGACTTAATTGTGTTTCCGGATTCGTCTCTTACGCCCTCTCCTACATATTGAGGGAATATGATACCGTCTGATGTTATGGGTGCACCTAAATTGTAGTTGAAATAAATACTGGTCTCATCTACAAGTTTTTTTAGCGCTATGTACCTATACATGATCAAGGGATAAGATGATCCGGAGGTCGCGTATTCCACGGGTACGTTCCTATCTAGAGTTAACGATACCGCATTGTACGCAAGTCCAGTTGTTCCCCCTATAATAGATCCAGAAGCTACGGATCCTACGCTAATCACTCTAAATTCTCCTCCTTGATCCCATCTACTAGAGCTATGATTATAAAATCTTATCATATCTCCTGGGGATAAATCGAAGGAGTACACAAATCTATCTAATCCTTCGTAACTTCCTGTGCTACTGAACTCTCCGTAATAAAAGGATTGTGTCGGAGACAATATAACTTCATTACCTTTATTGCTTATTCTCCAATAGGTGTTGGGCAAAGTTTCTGTGGACGCGCTAATTACAGTTGTGGTTCCTATTGTGGCTGTCGTAAAAGTCTCTTCTTTTATTATTGTTACAGTGTAGGAGTCGGTAGGTTGCCAAGAAGAATACCCCCCTCCTAACCACACAGTATTTGCGTAGGGTTCTGCTGTACCGTTCGCTATCGTTATCGTTGCATAAGTTCCTGCCGTTTGAGGATAAGTACTTGGAGATCTTCCAGCCGTATTATTAGTTACATAATATGTTATGTATACTGCTGCTGAGCTCACTGTATCTCCTCCGCCTCCTACGTTACTAGAAGTGACGCTCAATAGATATGCTCCGACATACGGAGAAAAAGCTTTAGCTGACCAGTTGGACCAGTAGTTGGAATTCCCAGAGAATATTTGAGTGTAAACAGCGGATGTTCCAGTTGAGGTCTGTGTTATGGGTTCATCTAAAACGTACGTAAGTCCCGCCGAAGAGCTGTTTGCGTATATTAACGGAGAATAGGAGTATCCACTTTCGTATATGGTAAAGTCTTTCTCGCTATTGTTTATTTTCTGAATGTATGGATTCGTAGGATCATAATTGAACAGAGATAAATCCGCCCATTCTCCGGCTTTAAATGTGTTCTGAACTTCAAAGATGTAGTTGTTATTCTTAGAAAGATTCAGTACGTTTTGATCATTATTTATGAGATACTTTATTTGAGCTTTTGCTCTATTTGGCATTTGAAAAGACGCTGAGAATACGTTTACCACATATGCGTAATACGGTTTTATTTTGTCTATGGCGGCTTGTTTTCCGTATGATTTTGCATCAAAAATTACAGATCCTGTTATATTAGGCGCATCTGTTATAGGTGAATACGTGTTATATTCAAGACTTTCTACTTTTGAACCTATGTATCTAGGATACACAGATCTTATTAGATTATAATTATAGTCCTGAACTTCTGCGAATGGATTATTTTTATTTGTGTATGCATTATAACTATTCACTCGAGATTGACTCAATGAATAAGTTACTGCGTTATAGTTGATTGGGGTGTTTATATTCGTAGAATAGTCTAGATCTATCAAATATCTCGATCTTACTGATCCTGTTATGTTTTGATACAGAGCACCTAGATTTATAGAGGGATAGTAAGAACTAGTTTGACCTGTTGACACTTCTGTTTGGTCGAAAGGAATAGCTACGTAAGTGTCTATTACAGATCCACTTAATTCCCCAGTGTATTTTTCTATTCCGTTAGAGCTGGTGTATGAGGCTAATCCATACGGTGTGACTATATTAGAGCTCCACGAAGTGGAATCGGTCAATGCGCCGCCTTCTTCAGCAGAAAAGTCAAGTATGTCTATCGATTGAGAGTATATGCTAATAGACATCGATGGTTCGTGTCTTGCATACTTATTTCTCTCGTATAGGTGAGATTTTATTATTATACCCGTAGATACGCTTGATCTAGCTGGTACAAAATCTTTTATGGTCTTAAATAGAGAGTTGTTGTAGAATTTGAGAAGTCTCATGTATTCCCAAACGCTATTACGCTGCGTATATGTTGCAAAATACGCGTTGCTTGCGCTTACCAATGGAGTGTAAGACGCTGAATACATGTAAGCAGGAGATCCTATGAGCTGATCAAATCTTATTAAACCTTGACTACTAGATATGTTTGAATTGACAACATCCGACGGTGAGAATCCCACTTCTATAACAGCAGTGTTTAGTCGATCTGTGTCTTTTGAATACTGTATAGTTGTATACGGAGACAGCAGCGATGAAGATATTGTTAAACTTCCCGTAACGTTTCCACCAGATCCTGTTACTATTTGAACTTTATAATCAGAAGAGTTTACATCAAAAACACCGTTTAAAGAACCGGTGAAATTTCCACCAAATTCCTTTACTGATAGTATACTTTCAGGTATACCGTATATGCTTATAAGAGCTTTTATGCTCTGTAAAGTGCCCTTAGTTTTATAAAGATACGGAAGATTGTGATATAGTCTTTTGTATACTTCATCCTGTAGAGTCTGAGCGGGAAGCGTGGCTAAGCTTGAAGTCACGTACTTTCCACCTATAGCGGTAATTTTTTCAGATCCCGTGGGAGGCAGTAAACTTCCGTCAGGATTTATTCCAAAAAGAGTGTAGTATAAGTTATCAGATACGTTTGTATTCGTATATAGATTAAAGCCCAATCCCTTAAGTGCGTCTGAGACAAGATCCAGCGATACGCCGGTGTTCGGATTATTCGTAGCGTTATACCTATTTGTTACGTCCTTATAGTAAATCCAAACATTATCAAAATGTTGACCCAACATGTCTAAGAAGATTAGACCGGGTTCGTTACTAGGATCGTCTAATAGATATTGCGGTAACGAATTTCTAAGTACATCTTTATTGGTGCTATCGTAATATGAAGCAGACCACAACAAAGACTGCGTTGTTGCAGTAGGAATAGTTGTAGTTGATCCTAAAAAGTTGCTTGCTTGAGAAGACGTTACTGAATATAGTTGATAGGGTTGTGTAGACGTTCTCTTTGGCCACGCCCAACTAGATGATTCGAAATAAAGGAAGTATTCGTAAGTATCAAAATTTTTAATTACGTTATCGATTATCTGTTGTTCTGCTGATATCGATGAGTTTATTGCGCTAGAATCTCCGCCAATGATGGCCGATTGGCTGACTATGTTTGCTTGAGCATTTTCAATTAATTGTAACTTATAATAGAAATTATTGACTCTCTCTGTGGCACTAGAGAAGTGTACAAAATTACTAAAATTAGAGTAATCTACGTTTATTGATATTGCTTTATCTTGATACCAACTCGATAGTTTTTGAGAAGAGGAAGATACCGGACTTATGAGTAACGAATTGTAATTATAGTAAGGTGTGGTTTGTCCATTCTTGGTGTTTAATACCACCTTATAGTTAGGACCGCGTAAAAAATCTCTAGTATCTACTACTTCAGCTTCTACTTCAATACTAACGTCATAACTAACCGACTCTGCGATCTTTCTTACGATCCAAAGTTGAGTCTTTAGAGTGTAATCAGCGGGAAGTGGTTCGTACAGTTTTATGATTAAATCCCCAGAAAAATCTCCGTTAGTTACTGTTGCAGCATTATTTGCCACAACAAAATTATTGTTTCCAAAATTAAGATAAAATATTGGAAAATAGTTTTGAGTTCTAGCGATACTATTATATGCCTCTAATCCTCCTATTACTTCTGATGCGCTTAATACTTGGGAAGATAGTCTTATTTCTGTTCTAGATCTAGATATCTCCTTTATCCAATATTTTCTTGCTTCTGATGAGTTGAATAAGTTATTTAGGAAGTTATACTGTATCGTTAATTGACCTCTATTGAATCCTCTAGCCTTAAGATCTTTTTCTGGATCTAATAGAAGACTGGAGTAGGTATTATTTTTTGGATTATTTAGTATGTCAGGATAAAAGTCTTTTCCATCGTAATCGCTTAGCAGAAGTTGACCATTCTCTCCGTATATGTGAATCTCAATTACGTCTCTTTCATAGCCAAATTCTGAGGGTATGTAATTAGATGAGACTAGTTCTGAGTCCTCGAAAGATAGATCTGAGGGATTTATACCTGATCCGGCATATGAAATATTGATTTTTTCCATTAAACTGATGTGTTAATGTTATTGAAACCTTGGTTTAGATCTATCAATTGTTGTCTCAAAGAGTTTATTTCCTCTATTAGAGCTTGCTTTTCTGCATCTAAAACTCCTCCACCTATGTAATCTTGACTTCTCTCTACCAAATAAGTGTGGGAATTTATAGATCCAGAAACAGGTATATCGAAAAAAAGTTGATCATACAGATTAAAAAAATCATCGATCGTTACAGTTGTAGGTTCCTCTAATTGAGGGGGCGATATAAGTTCTTTAAAGCTATTATCTATAGCTTTTTGATATGTGCTAGAACCAAATACCCTCTTTTTTAGATTCACATTTTCCATTATCTAACTATTTTGAATATCAAACCATTGTCAATATCTATAGTCTGACCATCTGATAATACCGTCCTTATTAATACTTTGTAATATCTTTCTGGTTCAAGGCCATTCATATATACATTGAAGTAGCTATTTGATCCATCACAACTTATTTTAGTATAGTTTGTGTCAAAATTAATCACCATGTCTTCAGTCTTGGCGTCTTGTATTGCCCAATAAGAAGTTTGAGGGAGCGCTTTATTAGTTGTATATAGCGAAGATGTAGTAAAAGTTCTTGTTGGATACTTATCCCTTGCGTTTATCGCAAATCGATATTTCTCAGTACCGTACTTAAACGTATCTAGATTATTGGCTATAGTGATAATTGTGTTAGAACTATTTATCACGTTTAGACTTCCTGTTATATAAGAGCTATCATCCCACCTCATCTCTAATGTAGGAGGATATATAGTGTGAGTATCTACTGAAAAATAGTTGAGACTTATGTAGGAGTTTGGATTATTTTCTACCGAAGAGCTGTGCTTAAGTATGAATCCGTAATTAGGTCTTGATCCACTAAACCACAGATTGACCATTGAAGTAACGTCTGCATTGATGTCTTTATCGTCCGCGTATCCGAATGATTGAGTGGCAAAACTTCCAGACCAAGATCCTCCTCCAGGTAATTGATAATAACCACCGGCGGCCCAGCTACTAGTGGGCGTAAGATAGGAAGATGTGCTATACCAACAAACTCCATTTTTAGTCTCTGGGCTATCGGTTAATTTTCCCGTTCCCATAGTCCAAGATTGCGAGACTTGTCTTATTTCGATGTCGTATTGCGTGCTAAGATTTTCTGCGTTGGCCAAATAAAGCCTTAAGTATGATTTCCAAGATCCGGTAGCAAAGGTCTTAATCTTTGCCAGATCTGAATCAGAGAATTGCACTAATGATCTTCTTAAATCGTCTCCTGTAGAAGCGTCTAAAGTAGATACTTCGCTAGGACTTATAGCGTTTTTTGCGGATACCTCTAATATCTCATCAAGACCCGTATTTTGCTGAGGGTACTTAGAGTATATGGTTGCGTCAGATGAAGCGAATATCTTGTATATTGCCATTGTATTATTGGGTTACTACGCGACCTAATATATCTGTATCAGTATATTTTACTTCAAAAATAGAAGGATCCAAAGAAGGATATATAATTCCGTTAAGAGTTGCAGCAGGAATATCGTATGAATACTTAGAGTATCCATCAGACTCTCCCGATTTGTTTACTATTTCCACTTTTTTAACAGTTTGTACGCCTTCAACTTGATCTATAACAGTGTAAATATCTCCTAAAACAATAGGCTTATTGATTTCCCATTTATCGATATCAAAAAAGTCTTTCAAAGCTAAAATGCATCTCGCTAAAACATCCTCACTGGTGTAATTCGGTCTAATGACAATATCAAAATTGCAACCGATATTGATGATATATCCGGGTTTTATGTCTATGGCATCAGTTAACATTCTGTAATTTTTTATGTACGTTTGAATGTTACTTAATAGAGCTGGAGAAGGATAAGCTAATTGATTGGAAGAGTTTAATCCTAGAACGTAAAGACTCACAGCAAAAGGATCTTTTTGAGGACTCTTTGAATATACGGCATCATTTTTAGTGATGTAGGCTTTTGATACCTTTCCGTATTTTGCTGGCATGCTTAGGGTTCTAGAGAGGTAATCTTGCTGAGTAACTGCTCTCAATTGCGAAGAGAATTCGTTGGCGATATTCAATCTCAATTCTTCAACAGTCTCTCCGTCTCCTCCACCAGATGCAGGATTCGGATTGTTTACTACTAGAGTATTTTGTAGAGCGCCCGTTGCGTTCTTAGAAATAATTCGGCTTAATTCGTTTGATCCAACGTTAGAAGATGCACCGCCTCCCACTAAATACGTAAAAGTTATCGTAGTATTGCTTGGTGCTATACCGTATGTTTGAGTAGTTACAAAGTTCGTAGGATCAAAAGAACTAGATAGTGTGCTAAGTCCTCCAGCCGTTAGTCCCACACTAACAGAGTTTGGATTGGGTATTATCGCGGAATCAGCAACTGAGTTTATTCCGGATCCGAACTCTATCTCTAATGTACCATCTGACTTGAATCGGGATACAAATCTGTACGGAGCGGATACTCTTTGCATTATGTAGGGAACCTGATTACTGAATTGATACAGATCAGGGTAATTGGCTTGAGTATTTTCTACCGCATTTAGTACGTAATCTTGTGCCAAATAAGGAACTTCGTACCACGTATTTCCCAACGTATCAGAGGCATACATTACGCCCACTATATTAGTGTCAGATATTGTAACGGTAGAAAATCTTTTTGCTGATCCAAATGAAAAGGCTTGACTCTTTATTTCTCCAGATATGGCTTGTCTTGTCTTCTTTAATAAATAAGAAGTTGGATTGTTAGAACCATCTACAGTATAAACAGAAACCGTCGTAGGATCGTAAGAAGAGGACATCGAAAAATCTATGCCCTCAGGTATGTAAAATAGTACCGAGTTATCTATTGAAGAACCTATCTGCATGCCTCTAGACACGTTTACAGTTCCAGTAAAATCTGGATCTCCTCCGACTGCGAATATCTCTTGGTAAATATCTACGTCTACTATAGCGGCTGATGTTACTTTGGGTCTATAGCCAAGCATATAGGCCATAGTGTACAAATTGTTTTTTTGCTTAGCGTATTGTAAATAAGTCTCCTGCAATTGATTGTCCAAGTAAAACGACAATACATCCCCCACGTACGCAGCCATGTCTATAAACATAGATCCAGGAGAAGCTTGAGAGAAATCGTTATAATTTGCAGGATAGTATGTTTTTGCATACTCTATTAGTTCCGATTTGAAGGAATTAAAATCCTTATTCAAATACTTTATGTCGACCTTCTTTGCCATTTTATGCGTTTTCTATGGTTAACACAACAGAGTCATTCTCGTTTGATCTTTTTAATCTGTATGAAAATTTTATAGTCACAATTTGAGATTCTAGATCTCCGTTTATAGTCAAGTTAGTTACTTCTATTTGAGGAAAATTGTTCTCTAATTGTGTGGATATAGATCTCTTCAATTCTTCAAAAGAATCCTGATCTATTTGTTCAAATAATCTAGACCTTAAACCAGCTCCAAAAGACGGGTTAAAAACTCTTTCTCTAGGATTGGTCAATAAAAAATTTATTAGATTAAATTTGGTTTGATCTTTTGTGGTATATACGGAACTAAAAGCGCTATCTGAACTAAATGGTACCTTTATGCCTATTGCGGTAGACGGTCTTAAATCTAGGGGCGATATTTTCTTTAATCCGTAAGCCATTAGATCTGTCCTTTTTCTTTCATCCTATTCATCAGGGCTGAAAAATCTGGAACTTCGTTTATCTGTACAGCATCTACGTTTGAGCTAGGCCTAGCTGTGGTGAGCATGCTATTTACATCTCCCACCCTGTCCTCCTTTGGTTGAAAAGCCATCATCGGATGCACTTGATCAGTAGACATAGAGAAGTCCTCGTTCAGCATATTCTTAGCAGTATCGTTAAGAAATGCTGCCATGGGATTGTTAGAAGTGAATTTTATCTGCTTTTTTGCAGATGCAGTATTCAGTGTCCCAGGTATTTTAGCTTTTACTTGCTCGTGTAAAGCTTTTTTGGAATCATAGGGAGCAGATGATTTTTGTTCACTGAGTATTCTAGGCAGCTCCTGTCTAATGGCAGCTACCACTTCTTCCCTGATGAGTTTTCTGAGTAAATCTATCTTTGCCATATTTTATAAATATAGTTCTGTGCTGTTTGTGCTCTATTCCTGAGTAGTTCTATTATTAGCGGACACTAATTTTTTAGTCGAATTCAGTTTATCTAATTCATCATTGATCTCATTTATTCTTTTTGCTAATGGAGGTATGAAAATTGCTCCTCCAACGCTAGCGGCTAACGCTGCTATCTTTATTTGCAATCCCTTCTTCTCATCTTCCAAATTTGATATTTTCAATTGGGTAGACTGTTGATCCTTCTTTTGTACAATTGATTTTGTATAATTTCCATTAGGATCTGTAGCGTTAAGCTCTTTTTTCACCTTCTCATTCTCCGCTATGAGTTTTTTTCTGGCCTTGATCCTAAGGTTTCTTCCTCCGGGTAGATTATTTGCAAATTCGCTAACATCTCCATCGTCCTCTTCCAAAGGCAAAACAACATCATCCAATCCCATATTGAGATCTTCAGTATCGCCTAAAAATTTCATAGACTGCGTTATTATCTCAGCGTCTTTTGGAGATATGTCTGATGTGCTAGATTTTACTAGGTTATTTGATAATAGAAGAAATTTAACCTCTTGAATTATGATTTCATCTAGCGATGCAAATGTGGGTAAACTTTGAACAACCGAGATCCCTTTATTATTTACCGCCACACCGTATCTTCTTTTAACAGATATGCCCTCGTCAGCTAATTCTTCAGTTAGTATTTTTATAGTGTATTCTCCAAAAGTTCTATCTTTGTTTTCTTTTTTATCGTTGACTCCGTCTAAAAAACTTTGAAGCTCTTGTTTAGTGGATTGTAACTCCAATATTGTATTGTTAATATTGTTTAACAAATCACTAGGTTTTCTGTTGCATGCCTGTATGTTAGTTTGTATTACAGTCAGTTTTCTGATTATATCGTCAAGCGCAAAAACTAAAGTATTTACGTATCCAACCATCAATAGAAGAGTGAGATTGATTTGATTCAATCTCTTTATGAGTTTATCAAAACCCTCGCTCTTTAATTTGTCTTGGTATACTTGAGATAAAATGAAAGGTTCTCCTGCAGTAGTAAATACACTGGGTATTGCTTTAGCTATAACTTTTATCGAAGCTATCAGAACTCGAATTATCTTTACTAACAATAATACGAGTCTTAATACAGTTCTTGCAACGTTAATGTAATTAAGTACTTTTTTTCCGTAGAAATTTAACTTCTGCGAATTCT